ACACCAATGGGTTCTAGGGTTATGATGCCGGATTTTGGCACACGAATTTACGATTACCTTTTTGACCCATTTGATGAATATACAAAGAACGCCATCATTACAGATGCAACAAATGTTGTTAGTTCAGATCCAAGAGTAGAGTTGATTAGCATTGACGTATTTCAGCAAGATCAGGCTCTAAACATTATCATGAATTTGTTGTTCAAACCAGAGTCTGTTACTGATAACCTATTTGTAATATTTTCCCTAAAAGATAGAGAGAGCTTCTAATGTCCGAATCAATACGCCAAAGTAATCTATTTGCAGCAGAGGACTATAAGAAAGTCTTCAAGGCATACCAGTTTATTGACTATACTGCGTATGACTACGACACTCTGAAGCAGGCACTAATCAACTATATTCAAACATATTACCCCGAAGATTTCAATGACTATATTGAAAGTTCGGAATTTATTGCAATCATTGAATTGCTTGCCTACTTCGGTACAAGCCTTGCATTTAGAACCGATCTAAATAGTCGCGAAAACTTTATTGATACTGCCGAAAGACGCGAAAGCATTATTCGCCTTGCACAGATGGTAAACTACGTCCCAAGGCGTAATATTCCTGCAAGCGGATTATTTAAGATTGCGGCAGTTCAGACTGATCAACCACTTGTTGATGCCGATGGAGTAAATCTCAACGACGTTACAATCTATTGGAATGATCCAAACAACCCTGATTGGTTCGATCAATTTGTACAAATCTGCAATGCCGCTTTTAGTTCGTTGAACCCATTTGGGCGCCCAACAAAGAGTGGTACAATTGGCGGAATTCCTACGGATCTATATCAGCTAAACAGCGTTCTTCGCCTAAACGTTACATACCCTGTGGTTATTAACATCAACGGACAACAATATCCTGTCGACGTTTGCAATCCAGATTTTGTAACAAACGAAACTATCTTTGAACGTGACCCCGATCCCGCAAATGCATTCAATTTCATTTACAGAAATGACAGCTTAGGTGTAGGCTCTGAAAACACCGGATTCTTCTTGTACTTCAAGCAAGGTACATTAATGAATATCGATACAAATTTCGAATTCCCTGTGCCTAACCGTGTTTTCCCAATTGATATTCAAAACATTAACCAATATGACGTTTATGTTCAAGAAACAGACGAACAAGGTAATGTTATAACCAAGTGGCAGAAAGTCCCCGCACTTGCTGGTGAAAACATTATCTATAACAGTATTAAATTTTCTGAAAGAAACATCTTTGATGTTATCAGCGGAGCAAGCGATACAATCAGTATTAGATTTGCCGATGGTAACTTTGGTAACGTTCCTACTGGATTGTTTAGAACCTGGATTAGAACAAGTGCAAATCAGGCACTTGTAATTCGTCCCGACGATGCACAAGGTCTGCAAATCAACATTCCTTATATCGGTACCGATAATCAAGAATACACATTGCGTATTGTTTTCAATCTCGAACAAACAATTGGCAATGCAGCACCTTCCGAAACAGACGAGCAAATTAAGTTACGCGCACCAGAGGTCTTCTCGACACAGTCGCGTATGGTCAATGGAAGTGATTATAACGTTCTTCCACTTGTTTATGGTAACCAAATTGCCAAGATTCAAGCAATTGATAGAACATACAGCGGACAAAGTCGTTACATTGACTTAAACGATCCAACAGGTTTTCATAGGGATCTAATCATCTTCGGTGAAGATGGCGCATTGTATAGAGATAACCAAGATGTGCTTTCGCAGATTATCGAAGATTCGTCTAACTCAGCAACAATTGAATCCCTTGTGATTAATTCTATTCAAGAATTGCTAAGAGATCCTAAAGTCTCAAACTTTTTCTACGATGACTATTTGCCTCAGTTCGAGTCTAAGATTAGAGTTAATACTTTCGAAGGACCTTCGCCAAATGGTTATTCTATTCTTGAACTAAGTAATCCAAATCAGGCTCAATTATACTGGAAAACAGTTCCTGTAAAGTTTAAGAATGACACAGGTTATTTTGCTAATTCTTCGGCAACAAATGCTCCTGCTGTAGCACTTATCAATACATTTACACCACTGAACGTGCCTGGCGGTACATATCAGGGTTGGGGATTTATTAGTGCCGGTGCAGTTCTTGAAATGGCAAATGCATCGAATGTAGCCACAACTATCAACCCCGTGACTGTTTCCAATGTTGTCCAGTCGGGTCTTCCACTAAGTGTAGATCCAAATAATCCTTATGCAAACGTAGGACCGGTTGAGCTGGGTGTCGAAGAACAATTGAATTTTAAGGCAATGAAGGTTTATCCTGCATTCCGTAATGACCTAAACTCCGACGAGATTGATGAGATTACAACTCGCATTCAAGCAGGTATTTCGTTCTGGCTATATTACGACTTGCTAAGAAATGAATGGAAGACATCTATTACATCTATTCCTAGCGTAAACAATCTAAGCGATTTGCCATTTGACTATCCCGATGCTGATCCTGGTTCTATCTATTCTACTTGGGCTACAAACCCTGCATCCGGGATTGTCTACATCGCAATTGCGAGCGATAGCCAAACAGGCACAACCACTTATGACCTAACGGCCCGTGGCAGAGTTTATGTTTTCGAATCTTATAGAGATGTACGTTTCTATTGGGAACCAAAAAAAGTTGTTATTGATAACGCAACAGGACAGGCACTAGAAGATACCATCGAAATTATGCCCCTAGTCAACACGAATGAATCTGTTGATAATAACCTACCTGTAATTGTAAATCCAACAACATCGTTCTTAAAGGAACAGGTATTGTTCAACATTTCGGGTGTTTATATTCAGGACGATGGCTATCAAGATAATTCAAAGGTCGAGGTATCTCTTGTTGATGGAAATAAAGACGGTATCCCAGATGATCCTGCAGGATTCGATAAACTTGTAACTCCGCAAGATCGTGTTGTTTTTGAATACTTTACTGACGAAGTAGCCGGATATCAATCTACAAGACCTTGGCAATGTGCATGGAACGTTGATCTTGCATCCATTACAACCAATTACTATGTTTATTTCCCGGTGAATGTAACAATCTCAGATCCTACACCAACGGATCTGTTTATGGCACCATACATTTCAAACATTCCTGTTCTAGATCAACTAGATCCACAATCTACACCCGGTGCAATTATTGTATTTCTTGATCAAGCTGATTTAATTTTCTTGAATCAACTATCGCAGATTCCGTTTAATTCTGCTAACCCGGCATTGCAGACTATTGCTAACCAAGTCACTGCATTCTTTAATTACAATGCACCGACAGATCCTCTGCCATTCCCGTGGATGATTGATGCATGGAGCGTAGATAACAAAGAAGACATCATTGCAAATTATTTCAATAATAAATCGTTCCTAATTTCGTCTATTAGTCCACCCGGCTATGGTGTGTATTACACATTTGAATTTGCTGGCAATGATAATGAAATTCAATATCCTACAGGAAAAGTTATTAGCGAAATAAAGGACCAATATCACTTTGATAGAAACGGAAAAGTGTTTACACAGAACACTTCTATTCCCGAAGAAAACAGATTGCCTTTATACTTTAAGTGGAGTCATTATTCACCACTCGACCAAAGAGTCGACCCAGCGCCTACAAACATTATCGATATGGTTGTTGTTACAGACAGCTACTATAGAGATGTTCTAATCTGGAAAAATTCAAACGGAACAATGTCAGCTTTCCCAGCACCTCCAACAACTGAAGAACTAAGAGTTCAATTCCAGGATCTTGACCAATACAAGATGGTAAGCGATTCTATGATTTGGAATTCAGGAACGTTCAAGGTGCTATTTGGCCCACAGGCTGAATCAGAATTGCAAGCTACATTTAAGGTAGTAAAGGCACCTTCTACAAACATCAGTGATAACGAAGTTAAGACAAAGGTCATTAAGGCTATTGATACCTACTTTGATATTAGAAACTGGGACTTTGGCGAAAAGTTCTTCTACACAGAACTAGCCGCCTTTATTCACCAACAACTTTCTAAGATTATCAGTTCTGTTGTTATTGTTCCAAATAATGCTAACTCTCAGTTTGGTAATTTGTTTGAAATTATTGCTAGCCCAACCGAATTGTTCTTGTCTACTGCAACAGTAAACAACGTTCAGATCGTAGCTAACCTAACTGATCAGAATTTGAGAGTCTAATATACTGGGTTATAATTTCTGTGATAAATACTAGGATAGAATAATCTTAGTTCGGAAATTTTATGACCCAGTATGTAAAGAAGTTACCGGCAGTCTTCCAGACTGTTACTGAAAAGAAATTCTTTGATGCTACCTTTGATCAGGTATTTTCAAAGAAGGACAGTTCGTATTTGGCGGGCTATATTGGCCGCAGAAATCCAGGTAGCTATAATCCCATTACTGACTTCTACCTACCCGAGCCATCTAAGGATAGAACCTGGTGGCAACTAGAACCTACGGCATTTGCACGTAACCCCGATACATCAAAGACAAATGTTTTCTTCTACGAAGACCTTCTTAACAATATCGAGTTTTACGGCGGCAACACGCTTAACCAAGACAGATTATTCAATTCTGAATACTACAGCTTTGGTCCTCCAATCGATTATGATATGTTTATCAACTATCATGATTACTACTGGATTGACCAAAGACTTCCTGTAATCACAATCTACGGTGTTATGGCTTCCGACATTATTGGCAAGCCATCTTACACAACTCCTCTTTCTGCAAATCCTGCCAATTTCACACTTAGCACAGGTATGTCTATTATCCTTGCAGATGATCCAGATTATCTGCAACCGCATACTGTTGAAAACTTTGGCGGATGCGAAGGTATTCAACTTGTACCATACTTTACTGATATTACTGCCGGTGCAACATTTGAGTTTCTACCATGGGATGGAACCCTAGAACTATCTACCGGTAGAACAATTGATAATACACACTGGGATATTCTATCGTGGGATACAGAGTATCAACCTGCAAGTGGTGACTATATTACAATTCAGCGCGGTTCTCTAAATAGAAACGCATGGTCTAGAACAAATAAATGGTTCCACATCGACACCATTAAGGCAGTCGTTGCTCAAACTGGATTCCCATTCCCTGCAACAGCAACTAGAGCTTTGCGCCCAATTATTCAGTTTATTGCTAACCTCGAACTATACAAGTCGGGTACACAATTTAGATCTGAAATTGATTACGGATTTAACGAAGATGTTTCGGGTAATGTAATCACACTTCAGGGAATGACAGGTCAGCAACTTCTTGCAATCAATACCTTGTACGGCATTAGCCTATCAAATAACGACCTAGTTTGTTTCTTCGACGATACAACTCCTCTCGATGTTAATCTATTCCCATGGGATACATTTGCGTGGGATACAAACTTGTGGGATGAAGTTGATTTTGTTGCCGCAGTAAATCAATACATTTGGCAAGTAGAAGTTCACGATGATGGTACAGTATCTTTCAATCCTTATACAGATTGGCAAACTCCAATTGTTGAAGGTGATATTGTATTGGTTAAGGAAGACGGACCAGGAAACAGTGCTCAATCTGGAGAAACATGGTACTACGAAGGTGGAACATGGTATAAGGCATTCAACGATAAGGTTAAGCTAAATCAGCCTCCTCTTTTCTTGTTGTATGATCACGACGGAGTACCACTTGACGACGCAACAAAGTATCCTTACAGCACATTTGATGGTAACAAGATTTTCTCGTACAAAGTAAATCCAGAACCGGGAGCAACTGTT